AAAAAAAGAAAGTGTAAATGAAATTAATTTTTTAGCATCTGCTAAATTCCAAAACTTTACTTATCAAGTAGATGATACTGGAATAGAGGCAGACGCAAATGGTAAAAAAATCGTTCAAGCAGGAACAGTATATAAAAAGGATGGAAAAGCAATCGGTTTAGTGTTTGCTAATGTAGATGTAACAAATGGTCCTCAACCTGCAGCAGTTATGGTAGAAGGATATGTTATAGAATCAAGATTACCTGCAGTAGTAGCAGAAGAAGACAAAGCTACAATGACAGGAATTAAATTTAGATAGAATAATGGTAGTGAAATCTACCTTTACAAAACAAAATTAAAATAAAGAAGGAGTGTGTTTAATATGCCTAAAAGTGTATTAGAATTATTTAATCAAAAAGAAATATTAAATTATTTAAAAGAAAGAAAATATCCTGTAATGTTGGGAGAAGAATTATTCCCAGAAGTTAAAAGACAATCATTAGAATTTGATATGTTAACTAATGGAAGCAAAACACCAGTTATTGCATCTGTTCATGGATTTGATACAGAGTCAGAAATTGGACAAAGAGAAGCTGAGAAAAAAGCAATTGAATTAGCTTTAATCAAAAGAAAAATGCAATTAAAAGAAAGAGAAATAATTGCTTTAGAGTCTCCAAGAAATGAAGCAGAAAAAGCATATTTAATGAAAAATGTATATGCTGATTTTGATGCTTTAGTAGAAAGTATTAGAGCAAGAATAGAAGCAATGAGAATGGAAATTGTTGCTACTGGTAAAGTTACATTAAATGAAAATAACTTAGATGCTGTTATTGATTTTGGTGTTCCAGATGAAAATAAAGTTGCAGACGTTGATTGGAGTGCAGAAGATTCAAATCCAATTAATGATATGATTACTTGGAAAAATCAATTAGACACTGCACCAGCAAGAGTATTAACATCTACAACAATATTAGCAAAAATCTTATCAAATAAAAATGTTATAAATGCATTATTTGGTAAAGATAGCACAAGAATTGCTAGTGTTGGAGAATTAAATACTTATTTAGAAAGTCTACAATTACCAAAAATCTATACATACGATGCAAAATATAGAAAATTAGGTGCAGATGGAAAATATACAAAACATAGATATTTCGCAGAAAATGCATTTGTTATGATGCCAGGAGAAACTCTTGGAGAAACTATCTATGGACCAACTGCAGAAGAAATTAGACTTACAAGAGATCCTTCAGTTGACATTAAATTAGTAGGTAAAATACTTGCTATGATGTATGAAGAGGGAAAAGACCCAGTTAGCACTTGGGAAAAAGCAGTTGCTACAGCATTACCTGCTTTAAAATGTGCTGATGAGTTGTTCCAAGCAACTATAAATATATAAGGTAAGGGCTATTAAGCCTTTGCCTTTTAATTTTTATTAAGAGGTGATTGATATGAAAAGAGTAACTCCAAAAAATGTGGGAGTAAAACTTAATGGTAAATGGTGTTTTAAAAACCAAGAAGCTGTTATAAGTGAAGAAGAATATAATCTAAAAAAAGCATTTGTTGATGTATTAGAAGATATTAGAGAAACAAATGAAAGAGTAATAGAAATAGTTGTAAAAGATGAAACAATAAATCTAGAAGAATTGAAACAAGACCTAGAATTATATGTTGAAAATTATAAAAAAGATGATGCAGAGCCTTCTGCAGAGAATGTAAACAATGCAGAGCCTTCTGCAGACCAAAATACCGGCGACAATAACGGCGATAATTCTGACGAAGAATTAGAAGCCTTAAAAGAAAAAGCAAAAGGACTAGGTATAAAAAATGTTCATAATATGAAAAAAGAAACATTAATCGCAAAAATTGAAGAAGCGGAAGCAGGAGAAAACCAAAATCCAGATGGAGAGTAGGTGATTAGATGACTATATTAGAAAAAATTAAAAATAGAACTAAATAGATATGGATCTGTTCATTGCACGATTATCAAAGGAACTTTCAATTGATACTATTAGCGATAAAGATAAAAAAGCATCTGCAATAGAACAATTAGAATATTCTATTTATGATATTATGATTATTATATTAGATGTAACACATCAACCTAAAGTTCCAGAAGGATTATATACAACATGGTTAAGAATGGTCAAAGATTATTGGTATTTGAATAAATACGATAGTCAATTCGTTTCAAGTAGTGAAACTAGCTCTGATGAAAATAATAATATAAAAATTAAAAGTATTCAAGCTGGAGATACAACTACAACATTTGCAGATACATCCTCACAAGTTAATATAAATGGTATTACATATAATACGGGAACAATTAATTTCTCTGAAGATGTTTTACTAGAAAAATATAAAAAAGATTTATATAGACATCGAAAGATGAGGTGGTAATATGAATCCGTATATGTTAGCAGCTAGAGCTGCAATAGAAAGTCATTATGACGGAAAATGTAATATTATTGAACACAAAGAAAAATTAAAAGAAAATTCAAATATTACTCATTTTGTAGAAGAAGTAGTAAAAGAAGAACAACCCTGCAAAGTTTCATTTGAAGAGGTATATGTAAATACAGAAACTGATAACGAATCAAAAGTCGTTACCAAAATAAAATTATTTATTGCTCCAGAAATAAATATTATGCCAGGCTCAAAAATAGTAGTAACACAAAGAGGCAGAACAACCGAATATAAAAATAGTGGCGAGCCAGCCATATATGAGACACACCAAGAAATAATGCTTGTCAAGTTTAAGGGGTGGGCATAATGGCCAAGTGGGGAAATTGTGATTATAAACAATTAGAAAAGTTATGTCAAAAATTAGAGAAAATGTCTAATTTTGATGTGCAAAAGTTTTGCGAAGATGTATCAAGGGAATTAGCGGCTAGGTTACTTGCAAAAGTTATTAAAAGAACTCCAGTCGGAGAAGGAACTTTTGAGGTTTTGGAAAAGGACGGAGTTAAGAAAAGATATCAAATAAAAAGTGGAGGTACATTGAGACGAGGTTGGACTGCTAATACACAGGCAGAAGCCGAAAGTGGAAAAGTACCAAACGCAAGAGATTATGCTAATTCATTAAAAATACTTAGAATGGGTAATAATTATATTGTAATTGTTAAAAATCCAGTAGAGTATTCTTCGTATGTAGAATTTGGGCATAGACAAGAGCCAGGAAGGTATGTTGCAGCAATTGGAAAACGATTAAAAGCAGCATGGGTACCAGGAGCATTTATGCTGACTATCTCTGAAAAAGAGTTAGAATCACAATTACCAAAAATCATAGAAAAGAAATTAACAAAATTTATGGAGGAGTGTTTCAATAATGGTTATTAATAATGTAATTACAGGACTATCTCTAAAAATAAAAGAATTATTTGGAGAAGGGTATCATGTATATGATAGTGCAGTAACGCAAGGAATGGAAACACCTTGTTTTTTTATTAATTTTTTAGATGGAGAAGAAAGTAGACAAATAGGTCTAGAAACAAAAAGTTATTTAGATATATTACATTTTGATATTACAGGTTTTGCTGTAAATGACGATAGAGCGAGTTTGAATGATATGGCAGATAAGTTATATTACTTGGAGTATATCACTTTAAATGATGGCACTTTATTGCGTGCAGATAGTTTAAAACCTAAAATACAAGATAATGTTTTACACTTTTTCATTGACTATAAAATATTTATTAATAAAAAAGATACTGAAAGTACAAAAATGAGTGAATTTGATTATAACGAGGAGGTAAAATCAGATGGCTAAAAAGAAAATTGCAGAAAATATAGCTGAAGATAAATTTTCAAAGAAACAAATCGTATCTTCAAAAAGATACAGAAACAATGTTGATTTATTGAATGCTGTTTTAAAAGATAACAAAACATATACTTTGAAAGAAGTAGATGAAATAATTGAAAAATTTAAGAAAGGTAAGGTGTAGACTATGTTAGGTGGAGGAACTTTTACAAGCCAAAATAAAAAATTACCAGGTGCATATATAAATTTTGCATCTGCACAAAAAGCATCTTCAACCATAGGAGAAAGAGGAGTCGCAGCAATGGCACTTGAACTTGATTGGGGAAAAGATGGAGAAATAATAGCTGTAACAGGTGAGGAGTTTGCAAAAAATTCAATGAGCCTATTCGGTTATGATTATGCTGATGAAAAAATGAAAGGATTAAGG